AAAATGCATTGTTCATGCATTATCCTAAGGATGGTTATATAGGTTGGCATGATAACAGAGATGCACCTGGATATACTATACTATTTAATTGGAGTAAAGGCGGTGACGCCTTTTATAGATACAGAGATTGGAAGACAGGTAAAGTACATACTATAGAGGATAGACCGGGTTGGTCATGTAAGACAGGTTGGTATGGCCCAGGTGATGAGTCAACATTCCATTGTGCTGCTACTAATGAACCAAGATGGAGCATAGCATTCTATGCACGTAATGAAACAATGAGAGATATTATAATTGACCACATAGAAAATAATGACTAAAGATAAATTCATAAGATTCATAAAAGATAATAAACATAAATTCGTATTCTTTAATTATAGAGGTGGAATGGGTGGTGAGACTATATGTAATCATCTAACAAGAGAATCTGATTACTTCTATAATGAAACTTTAGTAAAAGATATTAAAGATAATAAGCACCATCTTTTTAATGGCAGCACAAATTGGAATGATAGTAACGACCTTGATAATCAAGGTGCGATATTCAGTGGTTACAAGGATTCAAATAGAAATATTTTTAAAGATTGGATGTTTGGAAATATGTTTATGATACATTCAATATATAATACTTTTAATTCTAATAATAATAACTTATGGGCTGGTAATAATACATTCAGACATCAGGATACAATAGATGGTGATCACCAATTTTATGAGGAGATGTATAGAATATCTGATAGACACCATAGAGATGCTAATTATGGTGATATCAATTGTGTGTATGGTTATGATAATGACCACAATGATGGTAAATGGGATCATGAATGGAAGGATGTTGATAATGAAATGGATGAAGTATTAGAAAGGTTTGCTGCACAAGATAAACCTTACTTGATACGACTACATGGTATAACTCCATTCATGAAACACTTCGGTATGCTTGATCAAATCGAGCAAGAAAGTAATATCTTTGCCGGGCAGGACCCAGGTATGGCTGGATCAACTCCTATATGGGCAGACAATGCTAAAAATTTTAAAGGAGCAGTATTCATTGATGTCGTTGCTAATGAATGGGAAAGATATTCCACAAGTTTATCTGAAGCAAAAGTATTCGTTAGCCCTATTAAAGGTAAAGAAAAAATTAAAGAAAGTGTTTACAATGTTATCCATTGCTGGGCAGTTGGAATTGAATCAATTGGATTAGACGAGGCAAATAAAGAATTTGAAAGGCACACTGAAGAAGAACAAACAGCTATGGAAAAATTTGTGATGGATTACATAGGTGATATTGAAGAAATTAATCTTAAGACAATATCTGTTATAATCGATCCTAAAAAATATGAAATATTTTTAGAGGATTACACACCTAAAGAGTTAAATAATTTTGTGTTCTTCTTACATATGTTTAGATCATTTCCAAAGATGCTACCTTTTTTCATGAGAGATGAATTACAAAAATGGGAATTAGCTGGACCATGGGGAACAAAGATAAATGAGCCAAATCATAAAGGTAAATGGTGGAAGACTCTATATAAACATGAGAGATGGTGGTATGATATGATTAACCCACAACTATATAGCATGCAAGAGATGTTTGATGGTGATTGGGTAGAAGAACAATTCGGAATGGATCCAATACCTATGAGAGAAGCAATGGCTAAATGGCATGAAGGTAATTGTAAGTATTTAGATGGTATGCGTATTACTGATTATCTTCCTAAAACATCTTCAGATGAGGCAAAAGCAATATTTAATACACACATAATGGTACCTAATTGAATATAGTAACAGTTAAATGGGGTGACAAATATACAGTTGATGATGTCAACAAACTGTATTATAGTATTGTGAACATGCTGCAATGGGGTGAGAATGAGAACTCTATTCATTTCTATTGTTACACAGATGATTCTATTGGACTAAATCCTCATATACATTGGCTGCCATTGATTGATATGGATCTAGATGGGGTGTGGAACAAGTTAGCCTTGTTTAAACCAGGCATGTTACCAGAAGGTAAGTGGTTATACCTAGACTTAGATGTAATCATACAAGGTAGATTAGATGAGATCTATATGCAGAACCAGTTCACAATGGTTAAATGCTATTGGAAACCTATAGAACAATTAAAATCTGATTGGATAATGGAAGGTAGAACTGTGATAGATCACAATATAAACTCTTCTGTTATGCTATTTTGGAATGATGAGAACTATCATATATGGGAACACTTCTTCCAAGACCCAGAAGATTACATGATGGCTTATCCAGGAATAGATGGCTTCTTATACTGTGAAGGATTAGCACCTGAGAATTATTGGAAGCAAGGTAGAATCTATTCAAAGTATTTTGGAGTGGCAGAAAGCTCATGGTATAATCCACCCGATGAACCTTATTATTTAGAAACAGCTGCAATTTGTTTACTTAATGGTCCGTGGAAGATATAAATAATAGTATATCCAACGTAATGATTGAATATTCAATTGTTATAAATAAAGACAACGGTGGTTATATAACTACTTAACAATTTAAAAAGAGCATAGATATGGCTGGTACTGTAGTAAAAATCAAGCAGTCCTCGGTAGCGGGTAAAGTCCCACTAGCAAGTGACCTGCAACAAGGCGAATTAGCACTCAATACAGCTGACGTCAAACTATACTCTAAGAACGGATCAGGATCAATTATCACACTAGCTAGTGGTGCTACCTCATCAGATGACTTATTTGATATGGGCGATAGCCTAGGTAATGTTATACTTGATGGCGGTGATTCTAATGATGCAGTATTTACAACACACGGTACATATGACGGCGGGGGAGCTTAAACATGGCAACAATATTTAAGATAAGAAGAGATACGGCGAGTAATTGGTCATCAGAGAATCCTACATTATCAGCTGGAGAAATGGGTCTTGACCTAACAAATAACTTCATCAAGATGGGTGATGGTTCAACTGCTTGGAATGCATTAGCTCAATTCACACAAAACATTGAGAACGTAGAAGATTTAGTAGGTGCAATGGTTGCATCGAATACTGAAACATTTATATCAGTAACCTACGATGACTCAGATGGAACATTAGATTTTACTGTTCCGGTATTAGACGAGGATAACCTCGCATCAAATTCAGCAAGTAACCTTGCTACACAACAATCTATTAAAGCTTATGTTGATACTGCGGTAGCTACTAAAGATGCTTTAAGTGAATTGTCTGGAACATTAGATGATATTACAGATGGCAGTACTTATAAAAAGATTTCAGCAACAGAAAAATCTAAACTAGCTGCTATAGAAGCATCTGCTACGGCAGACCAATCTAATGCAGAGATCAGAACTGCTGTTGAAGCGGCTTCAGATTCAAATGTATTTACTAACGCAGACCATACAAAATTAAATGCTGTTGAAGCTTCGGCTGATGTAACAGATACTGCTAATGTTGTTGCAGCTCTAAGTGCTGGAACAGGTATTGGATTATCTGCTTCTGGTGTTATTTCTGCTGGTGCTCTTGCAGTAACAACGGTACAGACTGCTTCTAGTCAAAGTGCTCATCTAGCATTAACTGCTGAACAAGGTGATGTAGTTGTAAGATCAGATGAGAATAAATCATACATACACAATGGTGGTTCTGCAGGTAATATGACAGACTACACATTGTTAGCAACACCTACTGATTCAGTACTAAGCGTTAACGGTGTTACAGGTGCAATTACTGCTGCTCATATTGCTACAGCTGTTGAGGCAGCTAGTGGTTCAAATACATTTACTGATGCTGACCATACTAAACTTGGTAACATCGAGACTGCAGCTGATGTAACGGATGCAACTAATGTAACAGCTGCTGGTGCTCTAATGGATAGTGAGTTAGCTGGTCTAGCTGCTGTCAAGGCAACTACTGGAACATTCTTAACTGCTGACCAAACCAAATTAGATGCTATTGAGGCATCTGCAACTGCTGATCAAACAAGTGCAGACATAAGAGGTTTAGTCGCCATTGATGAAGATAATATGTCTTCAGACTCTGCTACTAAATTACCTACACAGCAAAGTGTTAAAGCTTATGTTGATACTCAAGTAGCTACAGTTCCTGTTGGTGATATTACTTCGGTAGTAGCTGGAACAGGTTTAACGGGTGGTGGTACTAGTGGTGATGTAACAGTAAATGTTATAGGCGGCACGGGTATTACAGCAAACGCTGATGATATTGCTATTGATTCAACTGTTGCAACCTTAACTGGTACACAAACAATGAGTGCGAAGACACTTACCTCTCCTGTATTTAATACGGGCGTAAGTGGTTCAGCTATATTAGATGAAGATAACTTTGCTTCAAATAGTGCTACTAAAATTGCTACTCAACAATCTATTAAAGCATATGTTGATGCAGCTATCTTAACAGAAGATAATACAGACGAAATTGTTGAAGGTTCAAGCAACCTTTATCACACAACTGCAAGAGCTAGAGCTTCTATATCTGTTACAGATTCAGGTGGCGATGGTTCATTAGCATATAACTCTACAAGTGGTGTAGTAACTTACACAGGTCCAAGCGCTGCAGAAGCCAGAGCACATATTAGTGTTACTGATGCTGGTGGTGATGGTTCAGCTGCATACAATAGTTCAACTGGTGTTATTACATATACAGGACCAAGTGCTGCTGAAGTACGTGCACATCTAAGTGCTGGTACAGGTGTTACATATTCAGGTGGTGCGTTTAGCATTGGCCAGGCAGTAGCAACAGACAGTGATGTAACATTTGATGATGTAGTTGTTAGTGGTAACTTAACCATTAACGGTACTACTACAACAGCCGCTTCAACGAATACAACTATTGCTGATAAGTTAATCGAACTTGGTAATGGTCAAAGTGGTTCACCATCAGGTGATCTAGGTTTAGTATTTGAACGTGGTTCTTCTGCTAATGCCTTTATCGGATTTGATGAGAGCACAGACAAATTTACAGTTGGTACAGGTACATTTACAGGTGCTTCAACTGGCAACCTATCAATTACAACAGGTACTCTTGTTGCTAATATCGAAGCTGCAACGGTGGTTACTACTGGTAATATAACGGTTGGTGGTACGGTTGACGGACGTGATATGCAAACAGACGGTACGAAGCTAGATGCTATAGAAGCTTCTGCTACAGCCGATCAGACTGGTGCACAGATTAAAACATTATATCAAGCAGAAAGTTCAGCCTTTACAGATTCACAGTTTAGTAAGTTAGCAAATATAGAAACTGCTGCTGATGTAACTGATGCTACGAATGTTAATGCTGCTGGTGCAGTTATGTTATCAGATGCTACAACATCTGGTATGGGCTTTGTTATTGATGAAGATAACTTAGTGAGTGATCATGCTACTAAGGTACCTACACAGCAAAGTGTTAAAGCTTATGTTGATACAGCTATCTTAACAGTAGATTCTCTAGCAGAGATGTCTGGTACTATGGATGATATTGCTAATGGTAGTACATTCGTTAAGACAAATAATAATTTTAGTGACGTAGAAAAAGCTAGTCTTGCCACAATGGAAGACAGCGCAGATGTTACCGATGCAGCCAATGTAGAAGCGGCCGGCGCGGTTATGGAATCAGGTGCTAACGCATCTGCTAAGATACCAAACGGATCAACAGCACAAAGAGATAGTTCTCCAAGTGCAGGTTTCTTCAGATGGAATACAACAACCTCAAGTGCTGAGATCTATGATGGAAGTGCATGGGGACTTGTTGGTGGTGGTAACACTACTGATAAAGTAATGTGGGAACATAGTTATACAGTTTCATCTAACTATGAAATAGCAAATGGTAACAACGCAATAACGTCGGGACCAATTACAATTAACTCAGGGGCTTCAGTCACCGTTCCAAGCGGATCGAGCTGGGCGATAATATAAAATAGGAGACATAAATGTCAAAAATTAAAATTCAGGGTGATGCAGGCGGCAGTGGTATATTTACTATCGCTTCTCCTAATTCGTCCACTAACAGAACGATAACTCTGCCGGATGATGCCGGAACGATTATTACAAACGCACAAACTGACGCGTCAGGTTATGCATGGCTTGTTGACGAAGATAACATGGCAAGTAACCTTGCTACTAAAGTACCTTCACAACAATCAGTTAAAGCTTATGTAGATGCACAAATTAGTGCTGAAAATACTCTTGCCGAAGATAACGATGTAACTATTACGTCCGCCGCGGATGGTTCAATGTTATTATACGACACAGGTACTTCAAAATGGATCGATAATGTAATGTCTGGTGATGCTACATTAGCAGATACTGGTATTCTAACAATTGGATCTGGTAAAATTGATGCAGCAATGCACGCTGCTGGTGGTGTTGATGCTACTGCAATCGGTAACGATGTTGTAAACAGTCAACATATAGCTGCAGACTCAATTGATGCAGAGCACTTAGCACCTAACAGTGTTAATACAGATGCTTATATCGATGGTTCAATCGTAACTGCTCACATACTAGCGGATAACATTGATGGTACATTGATTGCAGATAACGCAATTGATTCAGAACACTATACAGATGGTTCAATTGACACAGCTCATATTGCAGCAGATCAAATAACAGCAGCCTTGATGGCAGACAACTCAATTGATTCTGATATGTATGTGGACGGTTCAATTGATACTGCTCACATTGCAGGTTCACAAATTACAAATGCGTTGATGGCAGATGATGCTATTGATTCAGCAGAGATTGCTGCAGGCGCAATTGATCTAGCTCATATGAGTGTAAACTCTATTGGTTCTGATCAATACGTTGACGGTTCAGTATTAACTGCTCACATTGGTGCTTCAAATATAACAAATAACTTAATGGCAGATGATGCTGTTGACTCTGCTGAAATTGCGGATGGTGCAGTTGATCTAGTTCACATGAGTGCAAACTCAGTAGGCTCTACTCAATATGTTGATGATTCTGTACTAACTGCTCATATCGGTGCTTCACAAATAACAAACACTGAAATGGCTGATGATGCTATTGATAGTGCTGAAATCGCAGACGGTGCAATTGATGTTGCTCATATGGCAGCTAACTCAGTTGATAGTGCACAATATGTAGATGGTTCAGTGGACAATGTTCACTTAGCTAATTCAAGTATTACAGTTGGTGATGGTTCAAGCACTACAGCTATGGCTCTTGGTTCAACGATTACTTTCGCTGGTACAACTAATGAGATTGAAGTAGGTGAGAGTGGTGGTACAATCACAGTTGGTTTACCTGATAACGTAACAATCGCTGGTAACTTAACGGTAAGTGGTACAAACACTGCTGTTTCATCAACTACAATTACTGTTGCTGATTCATTACTTGCTCTAGCTACAAACAATAATTCAGCTGATGCTGTTGACGTTGGTTTCTATGGTTTAATGGATACTACTGGTTCACAAGATGTATACTCTGGTTTATTTAGGGATGCTTCTGATTCAGGTAAGTGGAAAATCTTTAAAGACAACCAAGCAGAGCCTACTACAACGGTTAACGTTGCTGGTACTGGTTATGCAATGGGTACATTGGTTGCAAACACTGAAGGTGCAACGGTAACTACTACTGGTAATATTACAGTTGGTGGTACGGTTGATGGTCGTGATGTTGCTACTGATGGTACTAAGTTAGATGGTATTGAATCAAATGCAACTGCTGATCAATCATCGGCTCAAATAAGAGTCCATGTTGAGGCTGCTAGTGACAGTAATGTATTTACTGATGCAGACCATAGTAAATTAAATGCTATTGAAGCTAGTGCAACTGCTGATCAAACTAATGCTGAGATAAGAACTGCTGTTGAAGCAGCTTCTGATTCGAATGCATTTACAGATGCTGACCACAGTAAACTAAATGCTATTGAAGCTTCAGCTACTGCTGATCAGTCAAACAGTGAAATTAGAAATGCTGTTGAAGCTGCTTCTGATTCAAACACGTTTACTGATGCTGATCATTCTAAGTTGAATGCTATTGAGGCAAGTGCAACGGCTGATCAAACAGCTGCACAAATCTTAACAGCTATTAAGACTGTTGATGGTTCTGGTTCAGGACTTGATGCTGACTTACTAGATGGTCAATCAAGTGCTCACTTCAGAGTTAACATCTATAACGCTGCGGGATCATTGCTTAACTAATAAGTAAATTACTAAGGGCTCTTCGGAGCCCTTTTTTATTATATAAATATTGTTATGAAAATGCTTAATGAAAAAGGCTTGCCTACAAGTAACACATTTTGTGCCCTACCATGGGTACATCTCTCAACCAGACCAAATGGACATATGCGTGTATGCTGTACAGCTAACGCTTCCGGTGTTCAGAATCCAGACTCACAAGATAAAGTAGACTCAGACATTGGTATTCTAAAGAATGATGATGGCATGCCTTCTAATCTTGCTAATACATCATTAGCTGATGCTTGGAATAATAACTATATGAGAGGCACACGTAAAGCAATGATGAGAGGTGAAAAGCCTGCAAGTTGTATTAAGTGTTATAAAGAAGAAGATGCTGGACATAGATCTAAGAGGATGTGGGAGACCGATAAATGGATTAAGAAACTCGGTATAGAATCAGTATTAGAAGGATACGATCCAGAGAGTGGTCAGGTGCCACCACAAATCCGATACGTGGATCTTCGTTTAGGGAGTAAGTGTCAGTTAGCTTGTGTCATGTGCTCACCTAATGATTCTTCCGGTTGGATTGTTGAACACAAGAAGATACATCCTAAATTAAAGAACGAAAACTTAGAAAAAACAATGCGTTGGGAGAAGGAAACAGGTAAGCTTGCCTTTGTAGGTGGTAGTTATGCTTGGCATAAAAAGAATCCTATGTTCTTTGATGAACTCTATGAACAGATACCTAAGCTAAAACAATTGTATTGGGCAGGTGGTGAACCACTTGTTATGAAAGAACATTATTTATTATTGCAACAAATCATTGATGATGGTTATGCAAGCGAGATTGAAGTGAGATATAATTCAAACGGAATGGAGTGGGAGCCTGAGCTCTTCGATCTATGGAAGCATTTCAAGGAAGTTATATTTCATTTCTCTATTGATGATATGGGAGATAGGCTTGCTTATATAAGATATCCAGCAACCTTCGATCATCTCACTATGAAAATGAGAGAGCTAGATGAATATCCTCATGGAAACCTTAGGCTTACAACAGCTTATACTATACAACTACTAAACATATGGTCTATACCTGATTTTGTTAAATGGAAATTAACAAACAAATGGAAACTGTTAAACAAATGGCCACAAGGCGGAGGTATGATTGATAATCATTTAGCATATTGGCCACCACAATTAAACTGTAAGGCATTACCACTGGACTTTAAGAAGAAGGTTACTGAGAAATATGAGGCCTTCTATCCATGGTTAGAGGAGAACTGGGAACTGTCTGGAGCTCCAAGTAAAGAAGCCTTCATGGAAAATGATTATACTATAAACAGATTAAAAGGTATTGCATCATTTATGAATGCAGAAGATTGGTCAGTACGATTACCTGAGACTGCTGAATGGTGTTATAGGGTTGCAGAAGAAAGAGGACAGAACTTTGATGAGATCTTTCCAGAGTTATCTTTCTTACAAGACTATCACACTCCACACCAAGACTTTCCTTTAGTAATTAATACTGGTTAAAAGCCCAGAACTTCTCTTTACACCACCAACATTTCTTACATGGCTTAGTAAAGTTTTTAGTAACATCAGCTTGGCCTTCACAAGACCTTGTTAATTTACTTAGTGCTCCAAGGTTTTCTGATTCAAAGCATTGAGCAATAAATGATTTGTCATAATTTCTAAATGGTTGAGAGTTATCTGCTCTCCTTGCTCCATCTCTATATACAGGTCTATCATCCCACATCTTATTCTCTTTCATAATAGGCCTTGCTGGGTTTTTAGTAACAAATCCAAACATTGATTTTAATTTATGCTTCTTCTTGTTATCATCAAATACTGCAACCCAATGTTGCTCTTCAATCTTTAAACCTGTTTTAGGTGGAGTAGGTATAACAATGTGGGTAATACAAGTCTTAGCTAATTTTAATTCTTTCTCAACCCATGCTATAACCTTTTCGGCATGTGTGACATTCCAGTCTTTAGCTGCTTGCTTCTTCTTACCTGGGTTATCGTTCTCATCTCTTTGCCATGTAGCAACTACAATCTTAGGTTTAAGTTTATTCTCTTTAATATGTCTGGCTACAAGGTATAAGCCAAGAGCAGAGTCTAGTCCACCTGACACCCATAACAGTATGTTGCCAGTCTTTGGTAATTCGATATCTATGTTTTTGTAATTCATATAAATAAAAGTATTGATTAACTTATAATATATTTATATGGAAACTAAAGCTAAAGATACTTTCTGTCCACTTCCTTGGAACTCAATAAACCTAAGAAATAACGGTGACATGCGCATCTGTTGTAATACAAACTCGTATTCGCCACAACGTGGTATAATGAAGAACGAAGAAGGTGAAACATATAATGCTGGTAAGCATGATTTTAATGAGGCACGTAATGCACAGATATTAAAAGATGTTCGTAAAGATATGCTTAAAGGTGAATGGAATCCAGAGTGTGAACGTTGCAGGCAAGAAGAAGTAAACGGTATTCCATCTCGTCGTCAATATGAGAATAACGATTGGGATATAAAATTAGATACAGCTATTCCAATCACTCAGGAAGATGGAACTCTTGATGTAGATAAACAACTAATAGAATTCATTGATATACGTTATGGTAATTTCTGTAATCTTAAATGTAGAATGTGTGGACCAACTGATTCACATATGTGGTACCCAGACTTTATTAAACTTACAGATGGTAAGGTAACAGGTTATAATGATACACATACTCGTATAGAACTACATCAAAATGAAAGAGGTAAATGGATTACTGATCAGTACGATTGGTTTAAAGATGCGCCAATCTATTGGAATAACTTTGAGAAGTACGCACATGATGCAAAGAAACTTTATATCGTTGGTGGTGAACCTTTAATTATTGCTGAACATGAAAAGAGTTTACAACTATTAGTTGATGGTGGTAAAGCACATAACATAGAGATAGAGTATAACTCTAACCTAACAAATGTAACACCTAAGTACTTAAAGCTATGGGCAGAGTTTAAACAGATTCGTGTAGGTGCATCCGTAGATGGATTCGGTAAGGTATTTGATTACCAACGTACACCAGCTAAATGGAAATCTGTATATGGTCAAATGAAAAAGCTTAATGACAATAGAGATATTAATCTAAAGTGTTGGTTTACATTTACTGTTACACCTTATAATGTATATCATATGCCTGAGTTTATGAAATGGAAATTAGAAGAGAGTGAGTTAGATAGATATAATCCTATCGATGGTATGAGACCAACTATAACTCAGCATATGTGTCACTCACCTAAGTACTATAACATTAAAGTATTACCTCAACATCTTAAAGATGATATTGAAGATCACTATGAATTATATAAATCATGGGTTGATGGTACTGATTATTCGGATAATGTCAAGCGACACTTTCATGAGGTCTGTGATTCCACAATAAGATTTATGCAGTCTGAGTCTTATGAAAAAGATCACCTACAAGGATTCATTGATATAACAAACAAGCTTGATAAGATTCGAGGACAAGATGTAAGAGAAATTGTTCCTGAGTATATCGAGATGTTTGATGCACACTAAGCCTTATTGTAAGGCACCGTGGGTAGCATTACAATATACAGCACTAGAAGGGTGTAAGCCATGTTGTGAATGGAAAGGTGATTTTTATAAAGGTAATGTAAAAGATTATTATGCATCAGATTATTTAAAAGAGTTTAAGTCTTACATGCATGCAGATACAATGCATGATAATTGTAAGGAATGTGTGGACATTGAAGATAGGGGTGGTGATTCACGTAGATTAAAGTACATGCAATATCATATACCTCATGGCCTACAAAAATTAGACTATAGGCCTGGTAACAAATGTAATCTAAAATGTATAATGTGTGGCCCAGAGAATTCATCTATGTGGGAAGACGCTGAGAATATAACATTAGATAAATTAGATACATCAGATATACATGACCTGGACTTTAGTAAGTTACACAAGGTTATGATACTCGGTGGTGAACCATCAATCGATTTGAAAGTACGTGAATTCCTAAAGACCATACAAGACTTAGATTGTTATATAGGAATAACTGTTAATGCAACCAACGCATCAGACAAATGGTTTAATACATTAAAAAGTTTAAAGACAAACAAATTAGAGATAGCTTTATCAATTGATGGCACGGGTGATGTGTTCGAACATCAACGTGAAGGTGCTAATTGGCTTATGGTAAAAGAGAATATAATAAAATACAAAGAGAATTTTAGAAATGTTATTATACAAGTAACAGCAACTAACTATAACTATCCATTAATACACGAATGGTGGGATGAGTTGCTTTCGTTTGATATAGACATATGGCAAAGCGTATGTTATATGCCAGACAAGTATGCACTTAAAACCATAGAAGATAAGGTAAGTATAATTAATTGGTTAATGGAGTGGCGTAAAACAGCCCCTGAAAACAAATATAAATATGTTGATGAGGCAATTAATATGTTGAGAGTGGCGTGAAAGATAACGGTGTAGTATGTATGTTACCTTGGGTACACACAACAGTGAGTATGAAAAATACTTTGAGGCCGTGCTGTAGATTTAAAGTAGGTAAGGAAGACGAAGTTAAATCTGAAGATGATATCGAAGATATTAAAGATAAATTCAGATGGCTACGTAAAGAAATGCTTGCAGGTAATGAAGTAGATCAGTGTTCACTATGTTATCAACAAGGTGACAAGTCTATGAAGTGGACAGCCAACAAAGAATTTGATTTAGAAAATGCTGAGTTAACAGAAGACTTTGATGTATTAAGATCAGTAGAGTTATCCCTAGATAACCTATGCAACCTACAATGTAAGATGTGTGATTCTTTATTCTCAAGTAAACTATATGATAGAGACAAGTATCTAATAGAGGTACACAACCTTCGTGGCAGAAATCCACAGAAGATACCTAAACAAAGAATTGAATTTCTTAAAGGTCTTGATATAGATTGGCATGCATTAGAACATATTAAAATTCTTGGCGGTGAACCATTCTTCTCACCTAACTTTCCTAAGCTAATCGATTTCTTATTAGAACATTCTGAAGTAAAGAATGTAACATTAGAGATTGTAACGAATAGCACAAAGAGATTAGATCAAGATATGATTGATAAGTTAAATCAATTTGGTTGGATAATACTTACATGTTCTCTCGATGGTTGTAATGAATTTAATACATATCAACGTTGGGGTTCACCTGGATGGCAAGAGACATTAGACACATATCTTTGGTATCATTCAGTTCTAAATAATATGGTTAAAAAACATATACATTCTACGTATACTATTCTTAATCTATCTGGCCTTGCCGATGATATGAAATACTGGGAGAATAATTATCCTGAGTGGAGTGTGTCATTTAACTTTGTTAATATGGGTGAGTATTCACCATATAATGCTCCGACATGGTACACAAATTGGATCTTAGAACAGTGGGGAGATAAACACAACGAGAGAATATCTTTAGCTCGTAAGATGTTTAGTGAGAACCAAGTTGAATATAAACCATGGAAGACATGGGGATTAGCTATGTTAAAGCTTCATGCTATTGATGGATACTATGATTCAGAATTAGGTGACTATTGTCCTGAGCTAGAAACATTATTATTAAAACATGATAAGACATATCAGCATAATCAGTACTATGAAACACTAGAGGATTTTAATTATGAAATGTAGATATGCATCATCGCATTTAGATTTCAAGAAGGGTGGATATGCCCCATGCTTTAGGTTTAAAAATACTAGTGATGTTCAAAGACATAATTATTGGATGGGATCTGGTTCTGATAAATTACCAAGTCAAGTGATAAACAATAAAGACTTTCAAGATGTCAGAGAACAACTACGTAATGACATATGGCCTGCGGGTTGTATAGACTGTAAGACACAAGAAGAAGCTGGCATGTCATCATACAGGACCAGATCATTGGATAATGCTATGGACTATTCACCAGTAGATTATGATAGTAACATAGTTGTAATAAAAGATTTACAATTAAAGATGTCACGTGCTTGTAATTATACTTGTCGTCATTGTGACTCAGCATCTAACTCCTCATTTGAAAAGCTAGGTCGTCAATTCCCTGAGATAGAGAATGAATTAAAAACTAAATATCAATTTAGTCATATATCTCCAGCAGGTGATAAGAAGATTATTATACCAACAGACGAAGTAATGGAAGATCTTTATGAAAATGTTTTTCCTACAATAGAACAACTTGAATTTTCTGGTGGTGAACCTTTTTATCAAATTGAAATGTACAAAGTATTACAACGATTAATAGATCACCCAAATATTGATACAACTAAAATGAGATTAGTTTATAATTCTAATATGAGTCAGTTAACTCATAAGGGATATTCAGTAAAAGAATTATTTCCACACTTTGGGCAAGTACATATCACAGTTTCGATGGATGGTACTGGTAAATTGTTTGAATACTTTAGAGAGGGTGGCAATTGGGATAACGTTATAAATAACATTAAAGAGATTGCACCGCTTGTAACACAATTTTTATTTGTGTGTACCACATCTTCATATCAAGCTTTTTACATGAATGAAATATATAAAGATTTAACAGAATTAAAAGAATCAATACCTGAGACACGTGTACAGATACGTGCAACATTTGTTCATTGGCCTAAAGCAATGGATATAGTAAACCTTGAAGAAGAAACTAAAACTAAAATAATGGAAACATTAGAGATAAATGATTTTACTAAAGAGTTTGCTATACGAATGACAAGCTCTGACAATGAAATAGAGCCATGCTTCAAAGGTCTAGTAAAGACCCAAGATCTATTATACGATAGATCATGTGAAGAAGGTGCACCTAAAATATATGAGTATATATGCAATTAACTATTGAAGTAACCTCTAATTGTCAGGCTCAATGCCCTGGTTGTATTCGTAAAAACGTAATGAATCCAACAACCGGTGAGGTTGGTTATACTAAAGGTGTTCCTAAGAATGTGAACATGTCTGTTGAAGCACACAATAGATTAATAGATGAGGCAGGAGAAGCTTTAACTTGGGTAAGTTATGATGGAGGCTTTGGTGATTCACCACTACACCCGCAGTTCTTAGAGCTAATAGAACACACAGTATCTAAACCTCAAATAGAAATTATTGCTATATCAACTAATGGTTCATATCAAACCGAGAAGTTTTGGTTTAAGCTTGGGCAGATTCTTTCTAAAAGTAAGGCAGTCAATAAGGATTTTATTCACGATGGTGATACTTTCTTAGATGCTGACGGTAATCCAGATAAGAATAATAGAATACAATATGGTCATTTAGTATTTTGGGATTTAGATGGTGTTGATAATGAATCACAGAATAAGTATAGAGTTAAAACAAATTTCGATAGGATCATTCGTAATGCTAAAGCCTTTATAGCTGGTGGTGGTTATGCTGTATGGAAGATGATTCCATTTGACTTCAATGAAGAATTAGAAGAGCGTGGGATGGAGTTAGCAAATGAACATGGCTTTGCAGAATTTAGAAGAACACGAACACATAGATTAGAACAATCAGCAACACTACTTGCTTTAGCAGAAGCTCAAGGTATAGATCCTAAAGAATTAAATGATGGTGAAATAAATAGAGCATCTGATAAATTAATTAAGAAAAATGCAGATGCTGGTAAAACATTAATACAAGATATAGTAATAGATCCTAAAAAATCTCCAATGCAAAATATGGATATAGCAAAAGAGAAGGCAGGTATTACGTGCCAATGGGCAAACGTAGAAGGTGGTGGTAATTACCAAGTCAGTCATGATGGATCTGTATGGAGATGCTGTTGGCATAACTCAGCCTATCAATTTAGAACTAAGTTAAACACCGGTGATAGAGATGGATGGGAAAGATTTGTGCGGTTCTATGATGATAATTGGAACGACATAAATACTCACAGCTTCCAAGAAATTATAAGCCATGATTTTTTTACCACAGATTTATATGAAAGCTTTGACAACGATTACGATGATCCTATTAATCCAAAGTTAAAGGTATGTACAAAGAGATGTTCTAATTTAAATTTAACAGAGAGTGAGAGGTTTTGCTAGTATGATAATAAATGATAAAAGTATTATATATGATAAAGATGTATTGAAAGATGAATGGAATATAGAATTAAACTTAAGTTATGATCATGCGTTAGTCGGTATGTCAGGAGGAATGGATTCATCTATTCTATTTTGGATGTTAGCTCATCATATTAATGAGAACAATTTAAATATTACATTACATGCCTATACATGCATCCATGAAGAGAGACCATGGCAACATATTCATGCAAAGAAAGTAATTGCATATGTAAAATCTGAATTTCCTAATGTTAAATTTGGGGTACATGCAATTAATACCACACCAGCAAAGGACTATGTAGCATCTGGAACTACGTTACAATGGAAGACTAGTCGCGAGATAGCTAAAGAAGGTGGATCAGTAGGTACATACAGTGGTGTGACACTTAACCCACCAGATAGTATAGGTAAACCTATATGGAAAGACGCATGGCCTCGTCGCGCTATGAATAGGAATGCAGAAACTATTGCTGATTGGGATGTTGATGGAGAATTTATTGAGCATAACAATCCAAGTTTTCATGAGAGAGCTGGTATAGAATGGATAGCATCTGATTTTAATATGGACTCAGCAGATTCTGATGCTCATCATCAAAGTGCGAGAGACAATAATCACTATCATATTCAACATTATCCATTTTGTATATTAGATAAGCGTGTAGTACTTGCCTTCTATAAAAAGTATGGCCAGCTGGTATCGTTAGGTGAATTAACTAATTCGTGCGAAGGTCATATTACTATGAGAGGTGAACCTAAATTTTCAAAGCCTTGTCATTGGTGTTGGTGGTGTATAGAAAAAGAATGGGCAACCTCATATGTATTTAATTATGATGCCAATGTATCAATGAAAGACTGGCCAGATAGATAATGTATAGTTACTCTGACATAAAGCAAGTACATCTTGAACCGACACAGAAATGTCAAGCTAGATGCCCTATGTGTGATAGGAATGAAAACGGTGGTAAAGATAATAAGTATCTAACTAACGCTGACCTATCATTACTTGATGTACAGACAATGATGCCAGAAGCATTCGTAAACCAGCTTGAGAACCTCTATATGTGTGGTAACCATGGTGATCCGATGATGGCACCTGAAGCATTAGAGATAGCTCAATGGTTAAAGAAAGTTAACCCTAAAATAAGACTTGCCATGAATACAAATGGTGGTGCACGTACACCTGACTGGTGGGCGAAGATGGCGAAGGTCATGGATCATGTAACTTTCTCTGTTGATGGTCTTGATGACACTAATCATTTATATAGACAAGGTGTAAGTTGGGATAAGGTAGAAGAGAACATGGCTGCATTTTGTGATGCAGGTGGAATTGCTAAATGGGAATTCCTAGTATTCAAACATAATGAACATCAAATAGAAGAGGCCAGACTCTGGTCAGATACACTTGGTGTAACGACTTTTAGTGTGAAGAAGTCAGGCAGATATATATCTGCTGCAACATTAACTAAAAAAGATTCACACCAATCGAAGGATAGACATGAACAAAACACACAACTCTTGGAGCCACCTACTATGGCGCGCTTTAAAAACGCAGCAAGCAAGGACTTTGATAACATTTCTGCTAAATTTGGGAACATGGATACTTATTTGGATGTGGCTGACATAGACTGTAAAGCTATTACAAAGAAAGAGATCTATATCTCAGCTGAAGGATTTGTATTCCCTTGTTGTTGGACAGCAGGTCAAATGTATAAGTGGTGGCAAAAACCTGGTGAGGCACAGATATGGGAACATATAGATCAGTTTGATATTAATGCTATAAATACACCAATAGAAAAGATAGTCAATACATTCTTTAACTCAATAGAGGAAGCATGGGAAGTTGGCCCTAACCGATTAAAGGTTTGTGCCCTTAAATGTAATAAGAAGTTTGACCCGTTCGCAGCTCAGTGGCAATAGGAAATACAATACTGTTAACCTGGCCTTGTGGCTCTGGTGGTGATATGGTCAGAACTTGTCTATATCCGTTACTGCATAAAGGTAATTGGGAATATAAACAATTAGATCGTGGGATGAATGGGTATATTGTTAAACACGGATTAACATGGAATGATAATTTAATATCTTTTGTTGATGAAGTTGGTCAAGCACAAACACCTATTATGTGGACAAGAGATGGTGATGATTATATAGATGACACTGGCCAGTCAGATATATTTAAAATTATATTTAGTATCCATAAACGTCATCATTATGAAAACAATATTGAACAGTTAGCAGATCGTTGTAAGGAAGCATATGTGCTTGATGCGTTACATCCCGTTGTTACTTTTATTTGTGTGAAAGACAATAGGTTATATGAAGTATCTAAAAAGAATTGGTTACTAAAAACATTTGATAATAGTTTAAATAAAGGTGTTGAGATAGATGTTGAAAGAAAGAATATGGATGACACCATTAAATGGAGAGAAGACAATCCAGATAGAGCTAATCATAATTTTTATGAGTTAGGTGATAGAAAGCATATGATGTTTATGGATAACTTCTTCGATTGGGAATCATTTAAATGGGAACTAATAAGCTTCTGCGGTGTTTATGATAGAGAATGTCATATAGAAAACTTACCAGTAGTTAAACAATTTTGGCAGGCATGGAGAGATGAGCAAAGAATTAAAGTGGAGTGAGTATGACTTCGGTCAAGTACCCTTTGATGACATACAGCACTTCGGTACGAGGTCTATGTTGGATAGGGATACGTTTACCGTGTCTTGGCTCCTAGGAAGATTCTGTAATTACAAGTGTTCTTACTGCTGGCCGTATGCTAGATCAGATAAGAAAGATCATAGACCACTTGCAGCAACCATAGGAACTATAGATGAAATCAAAAGACAAGCTAGAGAAAGAGGATTTAATTCGTTTCACTTCTCACTTTCGGGAGGCGAACCGACATTTCATCCGAGCTACCTCGATATTGTACGCCACCTTAATAACGATATGCCTAATTGTAACTTTCATAGTTTACACATGACATCAAATGTTTCTCGTAACATGAAATGGTTCGAGGAATATTATCAAGCATCTAAAGATATGAATAGAGTATCTATCACTGCATCCTATCATAGGGAACATGTTAACACACCTAAGAAGGTAAGTGAGTTCGCAGACAAATTAGAATTCTGTCAGTCACGTAATATACAGATTACTATTAATATGGTTATGGTACCTGAGTTCTTTGAAGAGTTTTATGAAGAGGCATTATACTTTCATGAACGTGGTATCAATGTAACACTTAAACCACAGAGTGATCCTACAGCTTCATTTGTTGTTGATGGATATACTGATGATCAGTTATCAAGACTACACAATGGTATGCCACAAAGAGGATACACTACAGCCAAATCTAAAGTTGAAAGACCTCATTATAAATGGAGAGATGCTGCAGTAGATAATCAGTATGGTAAAGTACCTGCTCACTTTGAAATAGAATTAACTGATAGTAAGGGTAAGAAATATTATATTGATCAAGCAGAGAGACTGAATGCATTTAACTTTAATAACTTTAAAGGATGGGAATGCTCATCAGGTTATAGAAGTATTATTATAAGAGAGCCTGATGGTACAATCAAAAGAAGTTACTCATGTCATGATGAGCCATTAGGTCAAATAGAAACTGGGTTTAAATTATATGATGGACCCAAGATATGTACAACAAGTGCTTGCGTATCTTCAGCTGATAGTAAGATACCTAAACGTAAGCCAGGGAATGTGATACCATTATGGACGGTATAGAAGGCCTTATAAATACTTTTGAGATGCGAGAACTTCAACTCGAGGCTGCTCTAGTAATAAGCTCACATAATGCAAACAATATTTGGATAAAACAATTTAAAGCAGATCATAACTCGGAGGAGTTTTATAAGAATGTCATCAAATGGTATATTAATGAATACGGAGGACTTCCTAGCGAAGTTGGACCCGGAAATAAAATTCCACTTCTTTACGTTTAAGTGGGGTGATAAGTATGGACCAGAATATGTTAACAGATTATACGGTAGTCTTGTAAAATATTGTGATGTCCCTTTTGCTTTCACTTGTATTACTGACAATCCTGATGGGATACGTCCTGAAGTACTTCTTTTAGATTACAATCAAATAGGTCCAGACTCTTGGAGAGCTTACGGTCAAGATAAAATCTTTACTCGTGAGAAACTGTGCCTAATGGATCTAGATATTCCTGGTACAATAGGTTGGATTGATTTAGATGTATTGATTACAACGGAAGTAACATCTATGGTGACACGTGACTTTAAGAAGCCTACCTTTATTCTCAATCATTGGAATATGGATAAAGAAAACTCTTTCAAATGGTTTGGTAAAGGATCTGATTGCCATGTGAATAGTAGCTTTGTTATGTGGAAAGATGATGTAGCGCAATGGCTATTTGATTACACTGATAAGAATCTAGAGAAGCTAATGTTCACTTATAAATCTTTAGATAAATACTTATATTACCAGCATTGGCGTACAGATAGATTAGCATTTTGGGAAGAAGGTTTAGTAGATAATTATAATTTTAGTGAGCCACAGTATGAAGAAAGAAAGGAAGTGAGGATAACTTTATTTAATACCTCACATATTATTATACAAAATATGGATATAGAAGCATACGAGTTACATGAAACAGAAGGTATGTGGCCATGGGATCATTGGGTGAGTTATGACAAAAGTTGATGCATGGATATACACACAGGTAACAACATTCAGTGATGCTGAAACGATTGCTATTGTTGGACCAGCTAATAAGAGAAATCTATATAATGAATTTTCAAACATAAAATCTTTTAAAGAAGTTAATATGTATGACTATGATCCTGCACGTAGTGATGATAAGAATATTATTAATAAAGATGTTGTATTTGATGTAGAGTTACATGAAGATCTTATTATAAATTACGCATGTGAGAAGATGTGGCCGCTGGGAGAGATGTATAAAGATAGAGAATTCATATTGATAGGTGATAATGAGAAACATAATGGTGATTGTAATCCTATAATAAGTAATAAGATGATGGTAAAACAAAATTGTTTAGAAGAGATTTGGTCTTTTAATGAGTGTACAAGATGGAAAGGTAAATATTTTATGGTGTACGGATGCAACTAGTAGATACATCAACTCGTAAACGATCGCGTGAGGCAGATCACTTAGGTTCTGATATAGCAAATAATAAAACTCAAGACTTAGATATATATTATAATATGCTTAAATGGTTTCACAGGAATTATCCTGAAAGGCTAGATAGGTTTATTGAGAGTTGTTCACCTAACCAGATAGAAGGTAAGACATGGTTGGTAGAAGAGTTAGACAATGTACAGATACCACGTGATGATGAAGGCAAATTTAAGATTGAAATAGTAGGTGGTTGGTTTGGCTTTCCTATGATCGATTTGTTATATGCAAAGTTTGGTGATCAGATAAGAGCAATAGACTTCTTTGATATGGATCCATTTGCTGCTAAAGTGTTTGGTGTATATCTAAGTATGTGGGATGTAGATATGCAAGATGTTAAAATATTTACTAATACTCAGGGTGATTATTTTAATTATAAAGAAAAGCGTAGAGCTCATTTAGTCATAAATACATCATGTGAACATATGCCTGACATGCTTGATATGAAAGAATATTACTTTGATCCTGATAGAACATTGCTTGTATTACAAAGTAATGATAAAGATGATGAGCCTGATCATATCAATTGTGTTAAGAGTGAAGTAGAGTTAGCTGAAAAGAATGGTATAGCTTTATTAAATGGTGGATGGCGAACAATGAAAAGCAAAGTACTTAAACGAGAAGTACGTGGTGGAGATAAGAAGAAGATCTCTTTTTGGAATAGATATATGGCGATGGGCAAATGGACTTAGAATTATTTTGGTGGGCAACAGCATTAGGCTTTATATGGTGTCAGGTAATAACTCATTACGCTGTCAGTGTAGGTCTACATAGATACTTTGCTCATGGACAATTTAGAACAAGTGTAGCACACGAATGGGGATTCATAATAGGAATTATGATTGCTTGTGTTCGTACACCTATTGGTTGGGTAGCGTCTCATAGAATGCATCATGCCGATACCGAGGGACCATTAGATCCACACAATTATAAAGAGATAGGTTACTTAAAGGTTGCATTAACTACGTGGTCTATACCGAAAATACCAATACGATTTGCAAAGGATCTATATGATAACCCAAGACTTGTATGGGCTCATAACAATTGGAAGATATTCTTATTTACATACTGGGCAATATGTATGTTGATCTCTCCATACTTCTGGTGGGCTGCAGCATTTATGCCATTCATGTTTGCGAAGATAGGATTTGGTATGTTAAATATATTTGGGCATTGGCCTACTGGCCCTAAAGATGGACCATGGATGAATTGGATATTAGGTGGTGATGGTTACCATGAACAACATCATATGCATCCGCGTAGATTAATATTAGGTAAGTATGATCTAGGTGGTAAACTGGCGAATAGATTTTGGAAAATAAAAAAACAATAAGAAATAACCCTTGGGTAGATGTTCCTATGACTGCAGATGTATGGCATTTGTTGAAGGAACAACGCGTAGCTGATACATATTACAAACGTGGTAATGGTGATGCAGCTCAAGATCTAGAATGGGTTGAGGCAACACATAGATCGTGGGTCCATGAAATTATTGATCTAGCTGAATTCCCTTATTGTTATTTTGTTAATGGTACTACTGATGCAATACATCATTGGCTATTAAGTGAAGATAGAGATTGGCAACATTACACAGGTGAGTATGAATACCCTAACACAATTAAGCAAGGCCATGAGATAACAGGTGAAGAGCATAACGACAAAGTTCTATATGTATCTAATCCATCTGCTACTGATGGCAACTTTAAAATACTAGATGTTGATTGTCCAGTCATATTAGATTGTACATATATATCATCCACTGATATACAACATATAGATGTGCCTAAAAATACTGAACAAGTTATGTTTTCTTTCTCTAAAGGATTCGGTTTAGTTGGCAATAGATTAGGTTTAGTATATACAAAGAAACCTCATAAGACATTACACTTATTAAAAGAATTTGAGAACTGGAATTATGGTGGTGTTAAAACAATAGATTTAATCATGAGCAATTACACTGTTGATGATATGTATAACGAACATAGAGATAAGCAAGAGAAGGTTTGTGAGATGATGAACCTTATACCTACTGATTGTTTCTTCTTGGCTAACTCGTATGATGATTATTATATGCGTAGAAGACGGATGAAAGAAAACAGTGTGGCTCGACTTTGCTTAACCCCGCTAATAGAATGGTAGTACCTGAATATAGTGGTGTACCACTAAGTGAAATAAATCCAGATAACGTAGCAAAGCAAATTGCCAATCAAGGTTTAGTTGTTATACGTGATAGCGGAGCAACACCTGAGGAATATGCTGAATGGTCTCTTGGCGTAGGTTATCATTTAAGTCCAGAGATATGGTGTACTGATAAAGAACATTCACATTTGTTTTGGACAGTAACAAATGAGATGATGGATGAAAGGAACCAAGGATTATTTGGTGACTATGAATTAGATTGGCACACTAACATGACACCTGTTGCTGATGCAGAAGAAGTAATAGGCTTATACGCTAAGACAATAACCTATGACACTGAGACATGGTTTGCTAATTCAGTACCATACTTTGCTCAACTACCTAAAGAGAAACAAGAATTATATCGTAAGCTTACTGTAGTACTCGATCCTAAAAGAACATTAGGTGTTATTAAGAAGGCATGGCAACCAGCGTTTAAAAAGATATATGGTCAAGAAGTATTAGACGAGATCAATAAGAATAGAAACACACGTGAGATAGTTAACTGTCAAAACATGGAGCCTGAGAATAAAGAAAAGTTTGGTGCAAGTAGAGGTATAATGAATAACCATAAACTTGTGCCTGATCATCCATTGGGTGTTGAAGGTTTATTCTTTAGTCCATATGAAGTGCATGGATTTCTATTAGATGGTAAACCATATGAGCACCCAGAAGATATATTCTATGATATGTGGGTTAACTATGTATGTAATAATGACTACATATATAAACACACATGGCAAGAAGGTGACATATGTTTATTCGATAACATAATAGGTATACATAGAAGACCAGATATACTTAAAGATAAGCCACGTAAACTATTAAGAACAGCTAAGTGGTATAAGTCACATTTAAGAAAACACCATAACTATGTTGTATAAATAGAAATATGAGAACTAAGTATAAATTACCGACTCACGGTGAATTGAAACATATTCATATAGATCTTGGTAAGCTTCAAGCTGCCACAGATGTTCTATCTGCTGAATATGTAGATGTCAAGACCGCTAACAAAATGTTATGTGATAACCATATGGCATTGAGCAAATCTGTATACGATAACTTTAAACAAATTAATTTGACTGAGCTCAATGGTGAAGAGTTACCGTTTACAAGTGATATAAAAGAAAGACTAAGACGTAACGAAGAGAAACTATATAACAAACCAAATGATAAACTGATAGGTAGTTACTTTGAAGAGATAACTAACCAGTTTAAATGTGATAAGATGAGAGTTCGTATTACTAAACTCGATGGCCATACCGATGTGCCTATGCATATTGACTATGATCCTACATACGCAACAAGAGTAGTCATACCTGTATACACTAATGAGAAAGTCAAGAATGTATTTAAGGTTAAAGGTGAAAAGGTTGAGACATATTTAGAAGCTGGCAAAGCGTATTTCTTTAATACAGGATTCGCTCATGGAGTATTCAATGAAAGCGATGAACCGCGTATAGCATTCATGTTTAGTTTAGATGGACAAGATGACATAACAGAAATAGAATTATAATATGAATTTAGACCTAACACATTATGTCTATAAGGCAAAATGGATTGACGATGAACTTTGTGATGAAGCAATAGACAGGCTTAACCTTCAGCAGACTTGGTTGCCATTCCCTAAAGATGTAGTCAATGCATATCCAGATGAACTCAGACCACAAGATGGTATTAAAGGATCTACGCTCAGTATAGATTGGGCACAGTTCATGGGTGATCCTAATATTCCTGAGCAAGATAGAAACTATGGTCTAACTCATATGGATGACAGGCCAACCTTAGATAAAGTCAGAGCTAGTGTAAAGAATGGATTAGATTATTATATTCACGAATATATGAAGGACATAGAGTGGTATGATTACTATACAGACTTTACTGATCCTAAATTTATGAAGTATAGTAAGACCCATGACATGATGGAGCATTGTGATCACGTAAGATATATATTTGATGGTAAAAGAAAAGGCATCCCTACAGTTTCTATTGTAGGCAGTTTAGATAATCAGCACGAAGGAGGCTATGTGAGATTTTGGAATAAAGAAGAATACTATGTAGGTAAAGGTGAAGTCATGTATTTCCCTAGCAACTTTTTATATCCCCATAGAATAACGGAGGTCACTAAAGGATTAAGATATTCTTTTGTGAGTTGGGTATGGTAAATATATTAGATTACACTGATGATGAAATCAGAGACTTAGCATTAAAGATTGTCAAAGATGGTAGCGTAGTACTACATGAACAAGATCTAACACAAGCACAACATATAGAAGCATGTAAACGATTTGGTAAAATGGATCGTAATGAATACTTTATGAATCCAGTAAATGCAAGAGAGATCAGTATAGTATCCGGCCAAAGGAATGAGGAAGGTAAACGTATTGGTATGTTCGGTGATACTGAATTAGAGTGGCATCAGAATGGATCGGCACGACATGAGTTTGAAGATATAATAGTATCGTTGTATTGTGTAGAGGAATGTATTGATACAGTTCTTTCTATATGCAGCCAGTCTGATTGCTTTGCTGAATTACCTACTGAGATACAGGAAAAATATAGAGGAATCAATATTCATCTTGACCATGTACATGATGCTATATATAAAATATCTGAGCATGATGTTCCTGGCGAAGATCTAGAACCATCGGCAGAAATTAGAACAGGTAAAGAATTTTACAATGATGAATCATCTAACAATCACCACGAGACAGTTGATTATAGACCACTTATAGGTGTACATCCTGTTGACGGTAGAGAATACTTATACTTTGCTTTACCATTTATGGTTGGTGCAAGTACAAATGGTGTCATGATGACTGACGAAGAGTTTAAAGATTTCTACGATGAGATGTGGGGATACCTATTTAAATCTAAATATATGAAGCATCACGTATTCAGAAGAGGGGACTTACTTATTATGGATCAGCTACATACAATCCATAGGAGATCACCTATTCAATATCTTGAAAGACAATTGTGGAGAACTGCATTTGACTATACCGCCATTAATTTTTAGTTGGACACCCGGTATGGGTGGAGATATGGTTAAAACATCTCTATTAGCTCTAATGGTTTCTGGCAATTGGGAATTTAAACCATGTCATGCTGAATTTTATAAAGATAATCCATTAGCAAATTGTTTCCCAACTTCTTTTGGATTATATTGTAATAGTAGGCTTATAAGCTTTATTGATTGGAGAGGGCAAGTACAAAAGGTGGAACCATTAGGTACTATAGAATCAAGCCACTATGCTGAAACACAACACGAGTTTGTAGATAGTCTTATTAAAGAACATGGTTCACTAATAACCTTTCTAAGTCCTAGAAATATTAAATATCTTAAGATAGCTCAAAAGAATTGGCTAATAAAAACAAGTGTTACTAGTGGTGATAGGGATTCAATTGCTTGGTGGGATAATGAATATGAAAAGGCAATATTAAAAAGGAATGACTCTTGGTGTAAATATACTAATATCTTCTTGATGGATTCAATATATAATTGGGAATCATATGAAGCTGAATTAAAAAAATATTTAGCACGTTATGAAATTTATCCAGAAACAAATATGCATTTGGTAAAAGAATTTTGGTCTAAATGGATGGAAGAGCAAAGTATAAAATGACTATACAAATAACAAACTTACCTAAGCAAAGACTTCAATGGGCTATGATCAAGACACAGATCGATGGTCATAGTATATGGCATGAGCAAGACTTTACTGCTGAAGGCTTAGCAACATTTATGAAGACAATAGGTGAGTGTGAGACTCCTGATCTATTCATGAATCCTAAGAAGACACCTGAGATCTTTCTAGTCACTGGCAAGAAGGATAAGCATGGTAAGAAGCTTGGCATGTTTGGTGATACTGAACTTGGTTGGCACTCTAATGGTAACTCAAGACATAACGTTGATAAGATATTGATTGCTTTGTATTGCGTTGAAGAAGATGATAATACTTGTTTATCTATATGTAATACCA